GCAATATTCAGATGTTTAAGGGCGATGAGCCGAATATGACATCCAAGAAGCTCGATATTGATGTTATCAATGACCGTGCTCTCTCTATAAATCGTAGCTTAGATCTTGGACCCGGTGCTGCCGATATTGGCCGCACCAAGTATCGTGCACCCTTGAAGCTCGATGTCAGCCGCGACAGAAATCAGAGAGAGATAATTGAGGCTACTGACTCAAACCCGCTTATGCAGAGTTTGAGACGTAATGCGGAACATGATGAGAAACTTTTAGCACAGTTGGCTCAGACATTTAATTAAGAATAACTAGATGGACTATAAGATTTTAGAAGGATATTCTACTACTAATGTTTCTCGTGCTAAGATGAATGATCTTGAACAAAAAGTCGCCAAGGTTTTATCTGCTAGTGGCAAGACTCTTGGTGGAGTATGTGTTGACAGTGATGGAATACCTTACCAGGCTGTTATGTCACCACGGATTATAACACGGACGGCGACTAGCCGAACAGTAGGAACTGAAGATCCAAGCAATCCAAGAGCTGGGGGCGGTGCTAGTCGTAAATCAAAGAAAAGAAAGTCAAAGAAGACACGAAAGGTTTAATATGCCCATTTAAACTATGATGTGTATATGTAAAAAAGAATGGTTGATTTAATGACTACTATACGAAATATGAAAATGCCTAATTCAGTTCCTTTTTTCCAGGGTGAACCTGGACAAGAACATTATAAACTACTTGCATATCTAGCGAGTTTATATAATAATGTAGATATATTCGATATTGGAACTTATTATGGTTATTCAGCACTTGCTCTTGCTTCTGGCAATAAGACAAATACGGTTTTAAGTTTTGATCTAGAAGTAAAGGGTTCTCCTCCAGTAGAATCAAATATTGTATATTATTTTGATAATTTGATGGAAAGTTCTGGACAGAATATTTGGAAACAGAGACTACTTCGCTCACCGCTTATTATGTTAGATATTGACCCACATGAGGGTAAGCGAGAGTATGATTTTTATCTATGGTTAAAAGAAAATAATTATCAGGGAATTGTTGCATGTGATGATATTAGACATTTTCCAGAGATGCGTGCAAATTTCTGGGACAAGGTTGCACCTGAACACAAGATTGATATAACTAAGTTTGGCCATTGGTCTGGAACAGGCCTTTTGTTTTTTAACAGAGCTTCTATACCTGCTGGATTTATCTAAGGTCTAAATCACCAAGCAAATACCTAACCAGACATGCCTCAGCCTGCCTGGTTAGTCTATGGTCCTCCAGGATGTGGAAAGACCACCTGGATTCTCGCACAGGCCAAGCAAGCACGCAGAAAAATATATCATTGGAGTGCGAGAACTGATAGAACTCTGAGGGAAGGTCGTGAAACTCTCCATCGACAAGTTCGTAGTCAGGAGCCCTTGTTCGTATGGATCGAAGGTGCTGAGGATTTGACGCCTGAGGCACAAGCCTTTCTACGCAGAATTCTGGAAACCGTTTCAGCACCGGTTCAATGCGTCTTGGAATGCCGTGATCCGCAACGCATCACCCCCGCTATTCAGTCACGTTGCGAGTGGAAACAGATGGTTAATACGGTTTCCTATAGAAAACAGCAACAGATCGAAAAGGTGGGGGAATTAGTGAAAGAAACATATGATGAGCCAACATGTCGTGGGGGATTTCTAAAAGCTGAGAATCCTGTTTTAGCGATCCAGGCCTTTCTCAAGACACCGTTATGGAAGGAAGCTCTGCTTGCTTTGAAACAGATTGGCAGCGGAAGCTCAACATGGGCTCAGCTCTTTTATCTGAGAAGCCTTATGGCTTCTGAACAGCCCTGAAGGGGCAACCGCTACGCTAGCCTTGAAGGGGCAAGCCCTGAAGGGGCAACCGCTACGCTAGCCCTGAAGGGGCAACCGTAGCTAAGCTACTAGCCCTGAAGGGGCAACCGCTACGCTAGCCGCGGATTCTACAGCCATAAATCAACCATAAATCTCTTAGAACATGGACGGTGCTGATATTTCCGTATACGGCGAGGCCAAGGGAGAATACACGAGACAGCTCTGTGTCTTTCTCGTTCCATGCCTAGAGTCTTACTTTCTAAACATGCTTGATGAGGCGAAGGTGCTCAGCCCGAATCCATCCAAGGTTCTCTGGCATTTCCAGACACTCTTACAATCTATCCCGGATTGGAACCAGGATAAGGTGACTAAGGAGACAGAACTTATCCAGAAGGACTGTAAGTGTGACTATCTTGAAGAGCTTCTCACCGCCGTATTTATCGCTCACACCAAGGTCTTGTCGGCGATTCGCTTGACCACGAAGCAGAAGAAGCTCCAGATCACAATTCCCAAGATAGACCACTTTTTACACAGAGTCTTATCGGATTCCGCACGTGCCTTGTGGACCAATGCTTACCTCTTTGCTGAGACGAATAGTATCGATAAGCAGAAGAATTTGCGTCAGGTTGCTGGACTTCTTCAGGATTCTGTGTTACAGGGGATTCGTGGATTACTGCCGGTGAAGTCTATATTGCGTGAGTATCTTCAGGAGGATGATTCCGATGAGGAAGAGAAGCCGGAGGTAAAGGAAAAGGAAGAAGTTGTGGAGACGGAAACGCCGAAAGTCGAAGAGGTCGAAACGGTAAAACCAGAAATCGTTGAGGAGGCCAAAACGGAAACGGCCGAAGAAGCCAAAACGGAAAATGCCGAGGAGGCCAAAACGGAAACGGTCGAGGAAGCCAAAACGGAAAATGCCGAAACGGTTGAAACTCCAAAACCCGAAACGGCTGAAGCTCCGAAACTCGAAACTCCGAAATCTGAAGTTGTAGAGGAGAACTCCGGCAAAACGCAGCCCACGCAGCACACGATATACATCGATACCAAGCCATCAGTAACCTTCTCACAGGAGCACATCATGTTCGACTCAGATAATCTCGAAAACAACGAGATTCACGATATACCATTTGCGGAGGCGGAGTTGAGAATGGATGATGATACGGAAGTTGAATCAATCGAAATATCTGATGATATACTTCCAATGGAGGCTGACGAAATTCTTTAGAGAATCCTTCGCTTCGCTTAGGAGTTCTCTAAAGAATTAGAACCTCTCTTCGCTTCGCTCAGTGAGGAGATACTCTAGTAAACTACACTATCAGCTCTGCCACTCACTTCGTTCCGCCCCGCGTTTGCCACGTTAATATACAAAAATGCCCGCGGCTTAGAATGGAATCACCGACAAGCTCTACGGGATTCTGGATCGCAATAGCAATTGGAGGAACGATCATCGCCATTCTTAGTGCCGTTCAACAATACACATCAAAGCAAGAATTCACAGTAAAGCCAGTTGCACGTGATTTCTGTATCGGTGCCTTCTTGACGGCAACGGTGTATATTATGATCCCAGACTCAGTGCAATCCCTTTTAACACAGGCCAATGGTTTATTCAAGTCCTCCGGTCCTCAAGATATTGAATTACAGACGGGACCCGCTCGCTTCTAGAGATAACCTGCTCGCTTCTAGAGATAACCTGCTCGCTTCTAAACGTGAAATTATAGAGACAAAATAATGATATATTCAAATATATCATTATTTTTTTCACATCAATAATCAACAAAACAGCGGATACACATTCTCCCAATCACCTGGAGCATCTACCTTATATCCTTTGAATATATCTTTATGGATTTGTTCCTGAGGTTTCGCATTCGCCACCTTTTCCGTAATATGCTGATACAAGTCGAAATCTGGGAAGCGTTCCGTCCCATCCTCGTCTCTCAAGACATTCTTGCCATCGCTATCAATCAGCCACGACCACAACAAGTTCCAAAGAGGTGATTCAGTTTCTCTTATAGTCCAGCCCTCTTCCTTAGACAAGACCTGGCCTTCCAAGTTTTCTATAGGCATTTCTGGATATAGGGCTTCGATAACACTCACCGCATACCGACACAAATCGAAGGATGGATTGGGATATATCTTTTTCTCATTATTATTCTTGATACACTCGAAACTGTATTGGCCACCGGCATCTCCTCCAGAATTGTAGTCATCGCTCGCATACCACTTGGACCCTACCCGAAAGATTGAACGACCATAGTCGATTATTCTAAGAATCTTGCCATAGGTCGGAACTCTCCATATTGTGCCATCACGTGACTTGTAAAAAAGCCACGTCTCCTCCGTCTCAGTCCACACAATATTGTTGGTGTGTAAGTCATTGTGCGTAAACCCGAGAACACCCTGGGCAGCACAGAGTGCCGCAATAATCTGGAAGGTCCAAGCGGTCCACTTAGCTTCCCACTCAGGGGAACCATGACTCGCTCCAACGATGATATCATCCTCTAACATATCATCAATAACACCCTGCATTCTTTCCTGGAAAATCAACATAACAGGATAGGACTTGTATTCAGAAAATACTGAGTAATCCTCTTCAGTTGATTCTGAATCCGCCATCGATTCAGATGAACCCGTTTCAAAGGAATGAATGCTTTCAAGCTCTACTAACGCGGAAGCAGAAGCTGAGCCTGAGGCTAAGGGTTGCTCAAGGCTCTCATATGATTCTTCTGAAGCTGAGTCGTCGGTGCTATAGGAAAATGCCGTCGATCTTAGCGACGAGGCAGGTGTTCCAAATAGTTCGGAATCGACCGATCCATCATCTCTCTCGATGTAGAGATCAAATTCGCCGGCACGCTTTCTATCCCAGAAATCTCGGTAACGTCTGTAGCTGCTGAACTCATCAGTAATATTGTAACGATACTTCTCGGCAACCGCCTTGAAGCCGCCGTAAAATAGGCAGAAGTGAGGGGATATATTACGTTCACGAAGCTGGCCAAGAAGATAGTTTGCCAGACAATCGATATAGGCCTGGTTCATGGGATTTTCCATTTTATCGGCCAAACGGCGAGCACCCTTGGTGGGGTGCTTGTAATAGTTCTGGATGCTGCGAACAGGGTCGAGAAGATGCGTGACCTTACAGAATCCCTTCAATGACTTCTTTGACACAGTCTCCAAAATACAATCACCGCTTCCGCTAAAGCTCTTGAGCCGCCCGAAAAGATTATCGGAATTCAATTGCCCTTCGGAATCGATTTGTGAGCCTTGTAAGAATTCCTTGATGATTGGTGTTATAGAGGTTACCTCAGAATATCCTGGAATTGCTGGGGCTCTGGAGTATTTTCTCCAGACTGGAGGGGTAATCTGTATTTCTTGGGTTAAACAGGAATCCATCTAGGCATTCTTCGGAGTTTGAAGATGGGACATCATACGCGTGTGGCTTCGTGGCGACGTGGGGCTTCGTGGGGCTTCGCCAGCTTTTCATAAAAATTTTTATATGCCATGTCAGTTACAATATGACAGACAATGGTGCCGCCCTAAATGTTGGCATCCGGAAGTTCGACATGAAGATGATCCCCCAGGATGCCGTATGTATCTTTATTGGTCGCAGACGCACAGGAAAATCGACACTTGTTCGTGATCTCTTATATCATCACCAGGAAATGCCGCTTGGAACGGTAATTTCTGGAACAGAGGAATCGAATCAGTTCTACAAGAAACTGATCCCCCCGCTTTTCATTCACGGCGACTACAGTCAAGCAATTATTGCTAATTTCTGTAAGCGTCAGAAGGTTATCATGGCCAAGATCCAAAAGGAGATCGAGGCATATGGCCAAGGCCGCACAGACCCTCGTGCTTTCTTGATCATGGACGATTGTCTATACGATGACACATGGTTACACGATAGAAACATCCGGTATCTTTTCTTGAATGGCCGTTGGCTCAAGGTCTTCTTTTTGATTACTATGCAGTATCCACTGGGCATTCCTCCGATGTTGAGAACAAACGTCGATTATTGCTTTATCTTGAGAGAGCCGTATGTGACAAACAGAAAACGTATTTTCGAGAATTATGGAAGTGCTTTTCCGAGTTTCGAGTTTTTCTGTCAAGTGATGGACCAGTGCACTCAGAATTACGAGTGTATTGTCATGAACAACAATTCTCAGAGTAACAAGCTGGAGGATACGGTCTTTTGGTATAAGGCGGAAATGCACGGTGAATTCCGGATCGGTGCCCAAGAATTCTGGAATCACGCGATGTCAAACACGAAGGATAAGGACGAGGATAGCAACGAATATGACGCGAATGCGGCCAAACGCCTCAAGGGGCCGATGATCCAGGTTCGCAAGTATAACCCACAATGACAATTCTTCACATTAGTTAGTAATGAAAGGATTTGATCGTGATTTGGGATATTGCCTCGCACTTATCTTTGGGCTTGGAATGCTATTAGTCATCTTCAGAAAGCCGATTGAGGAGGGCTTTGAATCAGTGCCAAATTGCAATCTAGACAATCCTTGTCCGGGCCACTTGAAGTGTATCAATGGCTTCTGTGCTAATACTGAACCTATTGGTATTGTGGAAAAGGAGGAGGTCCCCATGTTGGCCCCAGGATCACCCGCACCGTATTTTTAAAGGGCATTAATAGAATGAAGAATTTCCGCTTGAAGACTGTCACGTGGTATGCTATAATCGGCCTCTTAGTCGCGGTTGCTCTTCTCCCCGTGCTAAAGGCGATGGCCCCTGAATACTTCCCCAGCATCTCTGGCTTTGCTGATATGAACTGCCAGGGAGTAACGTGCGGGGAGGGTCAGTTTTGCCAGAACAAGGTCTGCTTGAATGTGAGAGCACCGAATCCTCTTGGCGTTCCCACGGGTAATGAGTAAAACGAGTTAATAATTCACTGGAATCCAGTGATATATTAACAAACACACAAACATCCCTTTTACACAGACTCCTTGGCATCCGCATCGGCCTTCGCACGAGCCTTACGCTCGATGACTAGATCGCCGGAGCCAGAAAACATTCCGTCGTAAGTCGAGCTACCAGCGAAAGTTGTCGTTGATTCGTCCTGAAGGCTGACTGTCGCAGCTGCAGTCGCAGTAGCGGCCACACCTGAGACATCAACCACCCCAGCGACCGTATCCGCATCCTCGACGCTGCGGCTCTTGACGGCGGAAACCTTGCGATTCTTCTGCTCTGTGTAAAAGGTATCACGAGCATCCTCATTCTCGCGATACTTCTTCATGAGCGTATTGAGCTCGTCGTTCGCGTATTCCTGGTCCTTGACCTTATTCGGGTCAGGCTCCCAGGCCATCCACTTACCGACATAGCCCATGTAGATATTGAAGGTGGGGTCCGACTTCTGTAGACGCTTAGCCTTGATAGTCGCCTCCGCCTCTGAAGGGAAAACACCCCGGACCTTGATGCCACGAATCGTGGTGTGGAAGTCATTCATCTTGAAGAACTCCTCCTCGAGGTCGGCAGAATTCTTGAAGACGAAGTCCTCATACTCCTTCTTTAGCTCCGACTGTGCGATCTCGCCGGTATTCTTGCGAACATACTGCTGGAAGTCCTCGACGAAGCGATCTACGCGGACAAGGTTGTTGCGAACATCGGTGGCGGCACCACTGAGATCCATCTTGTCCAGGCTACCGGCGATGTTCTCGAGCTTCGAGTTAATCGCCTGGAACTGCTGAGCCATCCACGCCTCTAGCTTCGTGGTCTTCCACTGCACGCTGTAGTCGTGTAGGAACTTGCCGAACATGAAAACATCCTTTTGGGCGAGGATCTTCTCGGGGCTTAGGAAACTGAGAAGAACAATCTTCTGACTGGAAATCTCGGGGTCCTCGGTCAAAAAATCCTCCTCGACATCCTTGCTCATTCTGTTTCTGAATTATCGCACAACTTTAGACCTGCTTTTAATACGCGACTTTAAGACGATTAATTAACGCCGGCAAAAAATCTAGGGAAGAAATATAGATTAAGATGGACATGAACGACCTCTTAACCCGTGTAATCAAGTATGTCGTTGAGGGCGTTGCCGTTGCTCTTGCGTTAGTCTTCATCCCCCGGAAGAGCCTCCCCCTTGACGAGATCCTCACGGTGACGATCGCGGCGGCGGCGGTCTTCGCGGTTCTCGACATCTTCTCACCCTCAATCGGCGTTACGGCTCGCCAGGGTGCTGGCTTCGGTATCGGTGCCAACCTCGTCGGCTTCCCTCGCGTCTAAGGACACTCGGTCATAAACGACTAAAGAGACCAACCCACCAAGTAAAAAGTCATAAATGGCTCAGTAAATGTAACGTGTAATATCGAATTTAAGAACTCCCTCGCTTCGCTCGGTTGTCTTAAATTCTTAATATTACACGTCATTTCCGAAAATACTAAATTTAAGAACTAGCGTTCTTAAATTTAGTATTTAACGGTATTATCTAGAACTGCCTAGGACAGCTCCAGATAATGCCGCCGACAAAGTGCCTCATACTTATCATCCCCACCAACACACACCTGAGTCGCCTTCGATGACTTACAGTATGTGAAGAGTGCGGCAGTCCCATCAGAACACCTTTTACACAAGGCCGTGAGTTTCGTAATAGTATCAGCAAGTGGGATAAGCTGTAGAATTTCTCCAAATGGCTTTCGCTCAGAATCTCCATCGAGTCCGACAACAATCACATCACGTTTATAGACTTCGACAAGCTTGGCTACCATTTCATACAGACCAGTGAAGAATTGTGCCTCTTCGATGATAATAAGCTTCGCATTTTGGAAGGCTGCGAAGAGAGTAATCTCCTTGAGATCTTCCAGGCCAATAGCCTCCACCATTTGTTTATCGTGTGTCTTCACATGATTAGTGCTTGTATTGTAACGAGTATCGATGATAGACGTGACAATCAATGACTTTACCCCGATGACTTCGGCTCTCTTTACACGTCTTAGAATAGTAGTAGACTTTCCAGAAAACATGGGGCCGATAATCAGTTCTAGACTCATCGTGTATGTGGAAGGGACTTGCTTATGAGCCAATGCTTCCGGCAACTTTTTTCAGTTTAATGCTCTTTATACAAATAAGAATGGCGTTCCCTTCTGGGAGCATTGATCTTATTTCGGTGTGCACGGCATTTGGAATAGTGCCATATAATTTACTTGGTTTAGTTGGAAGGACCTATTATGATTCGAGTTCTAATTCTTTTATCGTTCCTAGCATAGTAGATTTGCTTCTATTTAGAAATAAATATGTGAATCTTCCTTCTTCACCTGCTGGCTCTCGCAATTGGAGAGCTGTTACTTCATCTTCTAATGGGATCAAACTCGTGGCTGTAGTTAACGGTGGTCAAATTTATACAAGCA